GGCGCATCCTTCGTGGACGCGCCGCCGCCATTGCTGGAGCCGAATGCAAATCCGATTTCACGGGTTTGTGCGGTCATCCATTCATCCAAGGCCAGCGGTTCGCCTGGGTTTTCGGTGCTATACAGCCCCGCTTTCGCGGCCAGCCGATCCCCCTCCATCTCAAATGCCGCCCGCGCACGGGCCACAATGAAATCGGTCGCCGCGTCTTGCCCGCCCGCAGCGCGGAACGTCTGAATAACTTGATGCCGGATCGCCGCATCGCGCACTTTTTCATCAGCGGCTTTGCGTGCGGATTGTTCATCAACTAAAAGCTTGCGGAGCGGTTCCAGTTCTGTGCTTTTGAACGCATCCAAGGCTTGCCCCACGGCAGCATCCACATCCGAGGCTTTTCGTACGCCCTTTTTCTGCAACTCGGCGACTTGCGCCAGGGCGGCGCGTGCGGCTTCGGGATCGATCCCGTTGAGTGATTCCACTTTGGCTTGCAACGCTTCCAGGGTGGTTTTCATCTCGGTGTTATTGTCCCGAAACTCGGCGACCTTATTGACCTGTTCTGCATGGGTGGCCTGCCGTACAAACCCATCCGGCGCACCATCCAGATCCAGTACAAACCGATCCCCGCTCTTGGTGTAATGCGGGCGCAACTCCTCGGCGACTTGATCAAGGCTATCAATCACGGGTTTTAGCATCACGCTCCTTCACTCACTGTACGCAATTCGCTGCGATTTGACAAGGAATTAGAAAAACATATTAGGAAGAGATTCAGTCTGTGTAGCTTTTGTAATTTTTCCAGCCATTTTTTCAACCACGAACTCAGCAACATCATAATCTGGATCAGGAACTGATGGAATAGGACGCCAAGGATGGATCACCATATACATTTCACAAGCATTCAACAAAAACGCATCTTGTGAAGTCCATACACCTTCTTTGATCTGAGCTTTGATGCCACCCACTTCTATCTCTACCATGATCAGTTTTCCACTAACCGTATATTTCTGATCGCTTCTTCCTGCAAACGATGTTTCCTTACGGCTTTCGCTACCATTTCAGGATCTCCCTCATAACCAAAGGTTCCGGTTGACTTCACGACAGGATTTTCTGCAAACCTAATATCGTCATTGAGTTTCAATGCCCATTTAGATGTGTTGTTTGTATATTTTCTTTTTATTACTCGTTCATAGATAAAATCAAAGAATTGTGGGTAATCTCTCGCAAAACTTACAGGATTATCATACATCCTTTGGACGCCCATTGTAACTATTTCTGTGCCGGTGTTCCACCCATCACGATCAGACCATACCCGACTCGCTATGTGATCATCGAAAGAACGAGTATGTCGTATATTCTTTTGAACCGTCCTCTCCCCTAAAGAACTTGTATAGTTATAAACTTTTGTGGCATAAGTTTCTAAATTATCGGATACGTACGCAAACTCATCGGCACTATAACTGAGGTTTCCCGTGATATCCCGTAAAGATTTTAATTCATCCCCTTTTGTTAGTATGTTTCTAAACCTAATGGCCTCGGCCATCAATTCAGGACTGGAAAATTCTAACGTATGAGATAGCTCATGCACCACCGCAGCAGTCGCATCCCTTCCGTGACGCCCATTGCCTTGAAACACAATGTATTCATCAGGATTGTCTTTGTTGTAGTCGGCCCAGGCTCTCCCGTTTCCATTATCTTTATCTTTCACCGCTTTAATAGATCGTTTGTTCTTCAAAGGAACAGCTTTTATCTCGTCAACAGTGCCAGCTAACTGCGTTGCATAAATCTCGTCATCCACCATTTTTCGCCATGCTGCCGATCCCACTCTCCACTGTTTTTTCTGCGCGGCATCCATCGTTCTGCCTACTGTAAGATTCACACTTGTTATATCAGTCTTGTTATAGACAAATTTCTCCAACGCCACATCCAGTACCGCTTCTTGTGTATCGATCTTTTTTGCATTAAGTCTTTTTAACTTTTTCTTCAGTGTTTCTGATTCCTCAGTTAATACTTTCCATTCTCGTCTATAACTTTCCGTTCCTTTGTTCCATACCAGCCTATTGTTAATCCACTGAGTATGCTTATTACGCAGTTCAATAAAGCGGGCTTCAATTTCATGTATCCGCGTAAATGCTTTATCGCTTTCTTCAGAAAACTTTTTTTGTAAGATCGCTAGCTTTTCTTCAACCTGTCTCCCTTCTTTATCCGCAAACTTTAACAACGCCTTCCGCGCATCCGAGCCGTGGATCAGTAACCCCTCCGAGGTGAGCGCCGCCGCCATGCTGGGGGTTACGGTGGGGGGCAGACCAGCGGGCTGCATCATCCCCCCGACACCGGGCACAGGCGCAATCCCGCACCGGCAATTCGGGTGGGCCGTCGGACGGGCCAGCGGCCCGATCTCGCTGGAAAACATGCCGGTGATCTTCACGCTCTGGCCGTTCAACGCTCGACAGATCGCACACGCTCCAAACGGGGTGGTCACCCATTCCTTTTTCGCGTTCGATCCGAGTAATCCTTTTTGCTGCGCCTGCACCCAAGCCTGTTCGACGCCGCCCGAGAGACTGTCAATCACTTCCGTGCGGGCAATCGTGATCGCCCGCCGCCGGATCATTTTGTTTTTGAGTTTGATCCCCGCTTTGGCTTTGGCCGCTGGCGAGAGCGACGGCGACAAATTTTGCACATACCGGCGCAGGGCCAGCCCTTGCGGGCGGTTCAAACCGACCATCTCGCGGATCTGCTTGGCGGCATCTCGCGGGGGTATCCCCTCGCGGATCGAATCCACCACGATCTTTCGCACCGCCAGTTTTGTTTCGGTGTTGATCGTGGTGATGCGCTCACCCACAAACTCTTTGGCCCAGCGTTGCGCCTCGCGGCTTTTCGCATTAAAGCCAAACCCCACGCGCCGTTTCGACGCGCCGCGCCTACGTTTGCGTGAGCCGGTTGAGTTGTCGGGCACCGAGCTTTCCCCCTCGCACCAACCCTGTGCTGATCACGGTTTCCAGCGGCTGCATCACCTCGCGCAAGCGGTGATCGGTGACCGTCGCCCGCATCGCCGCGTCCACATCCCCTTTGGCGAGCGCCAAGGTGAGCGTATCAAGATCAACCGAGGATCGGAGCCGATCCGCTGCACGCAGAAACCGCGCCTCCATCTGCGGTTCCAGCGCATCCGCTGCCTCGGCCATTGCCTCATGATCCGTTTGGCGGCTCATTCCTCCTCCACCTTGATCACTTCTTCAGCCGGTGGGGGCAGTTGCTCAGGCTCGCGGCTGATCTCGCGCTTCTCTTCCTCGGCAGTGATCCCGTAGCGTGCCCAGCCGCCCTCCGTGAGAATGTGCCAGAACGTTTCATAACTGATCTCCCCCGCCTGGAGCGTAGCCAGCGCCGTTTGCACTTCTTGGGGTTGCGCTTTGACCTGGAGGAAATCCTTGTTCAATTCCACCTTCACCGGCACATCTCGCGGGGCCGCGTCGAGGCCATCCCACCAGGCCATCGTCTGGAGGATCGTGCGTAACCCTTGCTCCATCGCCTGGGCCATCGTCCGCAACGTGGCGTGCTCCCCTGCGTGTCGCGCCAGCACCGCCGTGGCGGTTTCCTGCGCGACGGTGGGCTGCTCTTCCAACAGCTTGGCCCCCAAGGTTGCCATCTGATGTTGCTTGGCGAGCAAGGCTTTTTCCAGGGCGCTCATGCCCGCGCCCGAAAATTCGACCATGCCCGCTTTGCCCTCCTTGTCGAGAATCCAGATCGTAGACGGCCCGATGTGGAGAGTGTCGCTGTCCTCGCCCCCACCCTTCATCCCGCTTACATACGGTGTGGGCAACGCCACCAGGTGCAGCCCTTGTTCGTGATCACACGAGTTGCGCCAGTGCGCGAGGTTGAGATTCGCCAGATCCAGCAGCGGCGGGTCTTTCAGATCGGTCGTGGTAAACGCTGGCCCGAAAAACACAAACGGAATAAAAGATAATGGCTCGCCCCGTCGCAGCGGGGTGAGCGGTGGCCCCACGCGCACCACATCGCCGCCCGCTGCTGGACGCTGCCACAGTTGTTGCGTGTAGTGTAACGATCCGTCGCTCACCGTCAGCCGCAGTTCGCGGTACTGCTCCACCGAGGTGTACCGAAACGGATCATCAGCATCAGCCGTGCGCGGCGCTTCGCGCAGCACCAGCAGCGTCAGCACTTCATCCCCGTCGAGCGTGGTGGTGTCCCAGTTCAGAATGTTTTCAGCGGTATAGGTCACAAAATACGGGCGCGTCTCGGTGAGGGGCGAATCGGCCATTTCGACCAAGGCTCCCACCCGCCCCATCAACATCACTTCTTCTGTCGCGCCCAAGGCAAACGCCGTCATCGGGACGCCCGTCAACGTCACATCATCCAACCACGGCTGCACACGGCGCGGGACATCGAAGCGTGGGGTTTTTTGAAATACCCCGCCCGTTAAGCCTGCCACCGTGCGGCGCACCGCGTTATAAAAATTGCCACGATGGAGATATGCCTCCTGCGCGGTGGGTGAGGCGGCGGGGAGACGCGGGGTGTAGAGATCGCCTGCCTTGATGATCGCGTCACGCCCTGCGTAGGTATCGCGCATGCGCCGCCAGATCGAGGCAAAGCTCGTATATTCCTCTCGCGGGGTATTCACTGGCATGGTTATTTTTTCCCTAGAATTTTCTGTGCCCGATCACGGATCTTTTTCCGTTCAGCAGGGGTCAAGTTTTTAGCATTCGGCAACCGCGCCAGCGCGTTGCGAGCGTGCGCCTTGTCTGGCATCGGGAATCGATACCGCGTGCCGCCATTCGTTTTTTGGGTAATCGTCGCGGATCGTTTTCGCGCCTTCGCTTTTAACACGGCCATTGTTCCCTACCCCCATAACGCCGCAGCCACGCGCAGTTCACGTGGTGCGGTACGCAGTTGGTACAGTGCGCCTGCGGCGGCATCCAGTTGATCTTTATACTTGGCCCGTTTGTTGGCGACTACTTCATCGAGAAAGTCTTTATTCCAGCCGCCTGCCACTAACTTCACGCGCCCAAACGGTTCATCCTCAGACACGGGCCGCGCTTGGGAGGCAAGCGGTTTCCACCGTGTGAACTTATCGCCCGTGGCCGTGATCCCCGTGTATGTGTAGCCTGTGAGCAACGAGCGGTGCGCCGCGATCACGGCTTTGCCTGCACTCCCCGGTTCTTGCTCCTCGGCAATATCCGTTGACACCCCATCAAGAGCGGCAGTTTGCAGCATCAAGGCATCCACCTTGGCCGACACCAGCCGATCACGCTGGATATCCTCCACAAAAAAATTCCCGCTGCGCGTCTGGCTCATCAAGACCCCTGCCGTGTACGGGGATCGCTCTGTCTCGCTCCCCGCCGCATCCCAAAACCGTACCCGCATCACCACATCGGTCGGGGCGTGATCGACAATTTCAAACCAGGCCCGCTCAAACATGCCGCCCTTTTCCGGCATCGGCTCCTGGCTATGCTGACAACTGTAATCGATTGGGCCGAGTTCTGCTTTGATCGTTTTGTTTTCCGCTGGCCCGATCCGCGACGGGTTGAGGAGTTCTCCTGCTACGGTACGCGGATCAGACCAGCCGATAGGCGAAGTCCATTCTCGCGGTTCATACTCGGTCGGCAATTTCAGTACCGTCCAATCACCCTGCTCCAGTAAGGCACGGGTCAAATCATCCTCGTGGCCCCGCTGCATGATCACGATCTGCCGATCATTTTTTTTGTTGTTGATGCGGCTCGACCACACTTTGAAAAACCAGCGCACATCTTCGGTGCGGATGATGTCGCTGTGGATGGTTTTCAGATTATGTGGATCGTCCACGATCAGGATGTCGCCACCCTTCCCCGTGGCACTGCCGCCCACCGAGGTGGAGATCCGGTAGCCGGATGCGGTGTTGGCATAAAATCCTTTATTGTTCTGGTCGCCGCTCAGTTGCAGATTCCAGCGCGTCTGAAACCAGGATGACTCGATCACCCGCCTCGCGGTGGTAGCAAATTCCAAACTCAGATCGCTGCTATAGCTCGAAAATAAAAACCGCGTTTCTGGGGCGCGTGTCCAGCCCCAGGTGGGCAGCGCCACCGAGGTGCAGATCGATTTGCCAGAGCGGGGGCACACGTTGATCAGGAGTTTTTTAATCTGACCCGTAAAGACCGCCTGCTCGTGATCGCAGATCGCACCCAGGTGCCAGCTATCCACAAACTCGGTGGCCGGTTCGATCACGGGCCACATGGATCGCACGTAGTCGTGCAATGACCGGCGGCAGATTTCGGCTTCCAAGGCCACAAGTTCTGCGATGGCGGTCTGATCCACGCTCGCAGTATACACGATTCGCTGAAACCCTCTAGAAAAATAAAGAGATATGAAAAACTTTCAAAATAAATGCTTGAGGACGCTTGACACATTCTCAAAAGTCTATATACTTGTATGTAGGTTTGATGATTCACAAGGAGATAGAGACATGGCAACAACAACAAAGCGGTTCACCAAGGGCGACGCGGTC